CTCTTGGAGAAGTGTTTGAAAAATGTAGTAAAGAGAAAAGCGGAGATTAGCGCAGTCTGGTAGCGCATCTGCTTTGGGAGCAGAGGGTCAGAGGTTCGAATCCTCTATCTCCGACCAAAAAAGGAATATTTAATTGGTAAAATACGGTTTAGAAAGAAATGGTGTATTAGTTACACATGCAGTCATGTCAGGCCCTGTTGGATATAAAGTTTATCAATATCCAGTAAAAACAGATTTGGTATTTGATAACGAAGAAAAGGCTCAAGATGTTGCGACACTGATTGGTGCTAAAGTGATTGAATACTTTTTTGAACAGGCTCTTGCTGCATAATAAAGTTAAAGAGTGTGAATTGGTGAGAACAATAAATTTAAAATGGAGAAATTATGAATAAATTTTTAACAGTATTAGCAAGTTTGGGAATGTTAGCGACTAGCGCATTTGCAGACGAAAAAGTAAAAGTAGGGTTTGTCTATGTTGGACCAACCGGAGATCATGGATGGACATATCGACATGATGTCGGTCGCCAAGCTGTGCAAGAGCATTTTGGAGATAAAGTTGAAACATTTTTTGTAGAAAGTGTAAGTGAAGGAGTAGATTCAGAAAGAGTTATTAATGCTATGGTTCTACGAGGTGCAGACATTATCTTTACAACTTCGTTTGGATATATGTTACCTACTCTAAAAATGGCCAATCGTTATCCAGAAGTAAAATTTGAACATGCAACTGGATATAAACAAGCACCGAATATGTCTAGTTATGGTTTGCGTCTATATCAGGCACGGCACGTACAAGGTATTATTGCAGGGATGATGACAAAAACAAATAAGATTTGTTATGTCGCATCATTTCCAATTCCAGAAGTTATTCGTGAAATCAATACTTATTTTCTGGGTGCGCGTAGAATGAATCCAGATGTCGAAATGGATATTGTATGGGTAAATACTTGGTATAATCCGGGCAAAGAATCAGACGCAGCAAAAGTCCTTATGACACAAGGTTGTGATATGATTGCACAACACACAGACTCTCCCGCACCAATGCAGGCCGCAGAAGCACAAGGTAGACATGGTTTCGGACAGGCATCAGATCAGATTGTATTTGCTCCAGACGCACAACTAACCGCAACAATCGACAATTGGAATCCATACTATATTCGTAAAGTTGGCGCAGTGATTGATGGTACATGGGAAAGTGAAAACTATTTCGGTGGTATGAAAGAAGGTGGTGTACAAATGGCACCCTTTACAAACATGCCGGATGATGTTCGTGCAAAGGCTCAAGAGGTGAAAGATCAAATTGAGAATGGTGAATACTTTGCTTTCAGTGGACCATTGTATGACCAAGATGGAAATCTTCAACTTGCAGAAGGAGAGGTTGCAACCGACTTTCAACTAAATTCTATGGAATATTATGTCCAAGGAATTACCTCAAAATACCCACGATAATTTAAACTAAGTATTGGGGTGACACTCTCGTTGCCCCATTACAATAGAGAATGAACAGATGACACAATTAATTGACCCAAAAAAATTTACTAAGGCAATAGGACTTTTACGGTCCTTTTTTTTAGACAGAGGATTTCTAGAAGTCCATACACAAAATAGATTATCAATTTTAGCAGCATGTGAAGATCCGGAAAATGTAGCAACTTATAATTATGAAGGTCAAGTTTGGCCACTTCCGCAAACCGGACAGATGTGGTTAGAATATGAATTATTATCTCAACCCGCCTCTCGCGGGTTTTTTTGTGTCTCGACCTCATATAGACAGGAACCAAATGCAATTCCTGGCCGACACGATACAATCTTTCCAATGTTTGAATTTGAAATGCATGGTGGAATAGACGAATTAAAAATTATGGAAAAACAACTATGCAACCATTTAGGATTTGACGATCTTACAGAAAAAACATATAGAGAATGGCAACAACATTATGGATTAAGTTCTACCACAGAATTAGATGCACAACATGAACTTGCAATGCAGGCCGGATTTGGTAGTTGTATGATTACAGAGTTTCCAGAAATGACAAGCCCGTTTTGGAATATGTCAAGAAACGAAGATGGTACAAGTAGAAAGATTGATGTAATACTTGGTGGTATGGAAACAATCGGTAGTGCTGAACGTAGTACAGATAAAGATCAAATGAGAGATACATTTCATACGATTTCTAACGGTGAGTATGCCGGACTTATTAAGAGTTTGTTTGGTAATGATAGAGTAGAAGACGAATTAGAGAAATTTTTAGAGTTTGACTTTTTCCCCCGCTCAGGTGGTGGTATAGGAATGACAAGAATGATTAACGCATTGGAGAAAAAATGATACCAGTAATTGATATGAATGGTGATAACTTATTACAAGAAATAGAGAATGCATATACCACTGTCGGATTTGCAGTCTTTACTAATAGTTTAAGTAATGCAGAACAGATCACCATGAACACTTGGCAAGAAGAGATGAAATCATTTTTTGATTTGCCGGCAGAAATAAAACAAAAATACCCTTATGAAGGCGATACCAATTTAGGATATCAGTTGATGGGTGCAGAAAATGTAGACCCCGATGCACCAAAAGATATGAAAGAAAGTTTTAACTATAATCAATATCGCATGGGAGATCATCTATGGCCCACAGAAATTCCAGATTTTAAAACTACCGCACTGGCAAGTATTGATGTTGCAGACAGACTCACTTTAAGAATTTTGGAAAAGTTTGATACAATATTAAACACTGGAAACACTTTAGTCGATAGTCATATAAAATCTTTCAACACAACCAGAGTTATTCATTATCCAGCATATACCGGAGAACTTGAAGAAAATCAAATGCGAATTGGTGAACATAGTGATTATGGAACTATTACATTGTTATGGCAGATTAATGATGTGCCTGGCCTTGAAGTACAGGACTTAGAAGGTATCTGGCACTCTGTGCCTTACGCTAAGAATGGGGTAGTTTGTAATATTGGGGATTTGTTGCAGAGGTGGACAAATGACTATTTTAAGAGTACAAAACATAGAGTTGTAAATAGTCACATTCATCTGCAAAGATATAGTATGCCTCATTTTGTCGACCCAGAGCCTGGCACTATGGTTAAAAACTTGATGGGTGGTGTGGATAAGTATGAACCTATAGAAAGTTTAGAATATCTTCTATGGAGACTTGATCAAAGTCTTTAGGTATTGACAACAACATATTTTTGTGGTACTGTAGTTATAGGATGATTCGTTATGGAGAAGTTGAATGACAAAACGTACACGCAGAACTAAAGCAGAAATGGAACTCGCCCGAGCAGAAACGCAAGGGGTGGGTTTCAGAGATATCTTTGATGTTCTAGAAGAGGCTCCAAAACCTAAAATGCGTAAACGCAGAACCAAGTCGCAAATTGCAAAAGACAACGCAAAACTTGCAAAACAAGAAGAAGAAAAATACAGTGTACCGAAAAACAACACTGTATTTCTTGACCGGCCTGCAAAGTCTAAAATTCCCCCAGTGTTGAAACCATCAGTAAATCCACAACCTAGAGTAAAATTCGACGGCGACTTAGTTGGAGAAAAACTAGGCCTTGGTACTGGATTGATCCTCGGCCGAGTAGATATGAAAAAAGAAAAGAATTTTCATATTATGTCATGGAATAATATTGACAAAGACTGGCGAATAATGTATGATGGTAGACATAATACAAATGAGGACCAGATTAGAGTATGGAATAGTTTTTCAAAAATTAAAGAAACATATGAAACCCCCCCTAAAAAGGAATTAGATAATGGACGTAATGGAAAATCAACACAAAGAAAGAGATCATCTAAAGTCAATGCTGACTGAAGAATCTATGGTAGTTACTTTTGAAAAGGCGGATGGTACATCTAGAATTATGAAGTGTACCACGAATCCTACTGTAGTTCCATGGCCGGATAATCCAGTAGAAGATGTTAGTGTGACAAAGATTGAAAAAGTCAAAGACGAAAATCATTTTATCGTCTGGGATTTGGAAAAAGAAGGATGGCGTTCTTTTAAATGGGAACGTGTAACAGGTTGGAATAAGGAAACTAAAAATGGGTAAGAAATCAAGAGATAAATATGTATCGAAGGGTGAACGTAGGAATGTAGCAAAGTCTAGTTGCACGCCTAAATCAGATAATGACAATGTTTTAGATCGTCAGGTACGCCAACGCAAGGCTTGGAATCAGGGTAGGAATGTTGTTCTTACTATTGAGAATCCAAATAAGACAGAAACTAATAAACGATATATAAAAGTAAATGCAAAAGATATTTGGGGTGAGGCACGACATCAGAAAATCTATACAATGACAGGAACAGCGGGCGGTTAATATGGCATACAAATGTGTTTATGAATTAAAATGTACAGAATATAATTCTGAAAATGATGATGGAGTAGAAAAAGAAGTTCGTCGTTATACGGAAAAAGTTGATGCAACAGATTTTAACATGGAAGAATTGTTATTAGTTTTTGAAGATTTTTTGAGGGCTTCGGGTTATGATTGGATAGAACCAAATAGTTTAAATATCGAAGGTTATGACTTGCCAACTAAAATATTAGATGATAAAGATTTCGAACAATTTAGACAAATGGTCGAAACATTGAATGAAAAAAAAGAATCAGTTTCAAAATCCGATCCTGTTGAACTAGCTGAAAGAATGATGGGTATTGATAGAA